AGATTCAGCTTTAGCAGGAGCAAATGCTAATTGTTCTTACGCTTCAATGGGAGATGGTCTATGGAAATTATTATCTGTAGGTACTGCGATTGGTGGTGCAACTCAATTAAGAGAAGTTACTGCTGTAACAACAGCGGCAGCTAACCTTGTAGCAGTTGGAGCAACAATTACTCCTGCAGATGCAGAATTATTGTTAAGAACAGTATTTGACGGAGCACCTTCAGAATTACAACAAACTCCAGCAGGAGAAAAGAAAATGTTTGTAACTCCAAATATTTACAATGCATACTACGGAGCTTTAACTACAGTAGCAGCACTAGGAGCAGTTGATTATGGACACTCAGAAGCTCAATCAGGAGTGAACTACCCAACATTAAGATTCAGAGGAGTAGAGATTGTTCCAATGTACGAATGGGATACTGCACTTACTGCAATAGCAGCACCTGCATTATTTACAGCAGCAACAGCAGCTATTCAAGCAACTCAAGGATGTATCTATGCAGCTAAGTCTAACTTATTTATAGGTTCAGATGTTAATGCTCCTGAGAATAACTTTAGAATGTTCTTTGATGAGTCAGCAGAAGATATGAAAATTAGAGCTTACTTTACTATGGGCTTCCAATACGGTTGGAACTCTTTAGTAAATGGAGGAATGTTAGTATAATCAATTAATAGAAGTGGGGGTGTAAAAACCCCCACAACTTTAACCTTAAAAAAAATAGAAAAATGGCAATAGATACAGGTATAGCGTTAGATTGTGCAGCTCTAGTAGAGGTTGGTGGATTAAATAACATTTATGTTACTGATTTAGCTAATCTTTCTGCAGCTACAGCGTCAGGAACAAGTGCTTATTCAAGCTTATCAGGAACTATCCCTTGGGCAATGTTTCAATTAAAACCTAATACAGCTACTTGGGCAACTACATCAACTAAAGAAAATGGAGTTACTAAATTTGAAACAACAGTTTCTTGGTACATTCCTAATATAACATCAGCAACAAGTCATATTTTAGAAGATATGAAAAACGGATGTATAGTTGCAGTCGCTGAATTCAGAAGTGGAGTTAATTTAACTTGCGGTATTAGTGAAACATATCAAGGGTTTGGTGCAGGTGCAGATGATTGGGTTTATAATGATACTTATGCAATGATGAGTGTAGAGGAAACAAGTGGAGCTGATTTTGTAGATGGAAATGGTGCTACAGTTACATTGGTAGCAACTTCTTTTGAAACTCCTAGAGTTTATACAGGAGGTTTCACTCCAAATGCTGCAAACACTACTGCTGTTTTAACATAGTATAAATTAAATAAATAAAATAAAATGGCAATAGATACAGGAATAGCACTAGATTGTGCTGCATTAGTGGAAGTAGGTGGACTTAATAATATTTACGTTACTGATTTAGCTAATTTAACTGCAGTAACGCAGGGTGGAGCAGGAACTCACGAGTACACGAACCTTACTTACGGTACTTATGCAATGTTTCAGTTAAAACCGAACACAGCAACTTGGGCTACAACTTCTACTAAGGAGAATGGAGTTACTAAGTTTGAAACTACGGTTTCTTGGTATGTACCAAACATTACATCAGCAACAAGTGCAATTATGGAGAATATGAAGAATAAGTGTATAGTAGCACTTGGTCAATTCAGAAGTGGTTCAGTATTGACTTGTGGTATTAGTTCAACTTATCCAGGAACAGGAAATGGTTCTGCATATTGGAAGTATAATAAAACTTATGCTACAATGACAATAGAGGAGACTAGTGGTGCTGATTTTGTAGATGGTAACGGAGCAACAATAACTTTAGTGGCAACTTCTTTTGAAACGCCTAGAGTTTACGCAGGCTCAATAACTCCTGCAGCAGGTAATACTCAAGCAAGTATAGCTTAATAGCTTGAAACTGCTGAGTTTTAATAATTAAATAATACAAGTGAAAGGTGTAAAAGCCTTTTACTTATATTTTTTTTATATATGTGTGGTTGTAGTGATAAAAATAGTGTAGATTTACAAACAATTAAATTATATTTAAGTATGGCAAAGTATGAGGTTAAGAAAAAATTTTTAGGAGAGGGAATGGCTACGGGCTTTTCTGATGGTAATGGTGCTACTCTTAGTATAGGTTGGGATAATGCAAGTCAAGAAGATATGGCTAGAGCTTACGAAGAATTCAATGGTGCAGAAGCATTTATTAATAAAATAGAAAAATCAAGTGAAAAAGCAAAAACCAAAAAGCCAAGTAAAGACATCAGTAAAGACTAAGGATAATGTTTATGAGTTTGGGGTATTTAACCTAGCAGTACCCAACAACATATCGGAACCAAAAAACATTAAATCCCTAAGAACTAAGTATGTTCCCTTTGGAGATGATAATTTATTTCCTCAGTATTTAGCTGAGTTAAAAAGAAAATCATCTACTAATCGTTCAGTTCTAGCACAAAAAACTATATTCACTAGTGGTGCTAAATTTGTATGTGAAAATCCTGAGTTAAAAAAATTCGTAGAAGATGTTAATGCAGACCACGAATCTTTAAGAGAGGTTTTTAAAAAGCTAGCTGACGACTATTATACATTTGGTAATGCTTATATGGAGTGCGTTATATATGATGGAGGAATTAACCTATATCATTTAGATGCAACAAAAGTAAGAATGTCAAAAACCAATAAAGAAGTGTATATCAATTCTGATTGGTGTAGATATTGGGACAACGAAGAAAAAGTAACGAGACTACCTATATATCCTAGAGTAGCACACAATAAGTTTGTAGTTCACTTTAAAGACTACGAGCCTACATTTAATTATTATGGTCTTCCTGATTATGTTGCTGCATTAGAACATATTGCAGTTGATTATGAAATCGGTAAATGGAATCATACAAAATTTAAAAATGGCTTTCAGCCTTCAGCAATCGTTGAGATTAGTGGAGATATGGGAGAAGAAGAAGCAAAGAAATTAGTGCGAGAAGCACAAAAGAAGTTTGTTGGAGAGGGTAACAATGGCAAGATTATGTTTATCGTTAAGAATGGAGATACTAGCCCTGCAAATGTAAGTATAATTAAAGATGACCAAGAGGGTAGTTGGTTAGACTTACAGAGAGTTACCGACCAAAATATAATTACAGCTCATAGATGGCAACCTTCTTTGAGTGGTATTGTAAGTTCAGGTAAAATGAATAATACAGGAAGTGAGATTAGAATAGCTTATGACTTAGCTATGACTACAGTCATCAAAGATACTTCTGAGTTATTACTTAACGGAATAAGAAGAGTTCTCTATAATGAATTAGGGTTTGACCCTAGAGACTTAAAGATACATTATGAGCCACCTGTTTCTTATGCTAACGATATAGATGTTAAAGCGGTTCTTACTATTAATGAACAGAGAAGAATGTTAGACGAGGACTTGCCAATGTTAGAGAATGGAGATATGTTTATTGCAGATAGAGAAGTGATAATTACTGATGAAGATGATGAGCAAGAGAGTTATGAGTTGGAAGATGATGAAGGATATGATGAAACTATAATACAAGAATAATATGGCAAATTTAAGACAATATATTCCATTAGCAACAGCAGGGGAGGTAATATCTCAATCATTTACCAATGCTAATACAGACCCTTATTTAATATCTAATGACACGATTGTTATGGCTGAATTGGCTCATATCAAATCATTATTAGGAGTTAAATTTTATGGAGAGCTAAAACAAGAAAACAATAATGGTACTTTAAGTGTAAACAATCAAGCTCTTATGACCTACTACCTTATTCCTGCACTATGTTGGATGACTAGATTTGAGGTTATATTAGAAATACAAAACAATAGTTCTTCTGCAGGAGTGGTTACTAATTTAGATGAATTTGCAGCAGCAGTTAGTCCTACTGAATTGAATGTATACAGGCAAAGCACCTATAGAAAAGGTCAGTTATTTTTAACTGATATGATGGATTATATTAATGGTTCAGAGCAAGCGGGGTATTTTCCTACTTATGACGCTAATAAAGGTTGTTCAACTAATGAGGTTTGGAAAAATCATGGAATAGTAATGTATGATAGTATATATGATAGAAATAGGTATGGTCGCTATGGCTCTTGCTATAATGGTAGTTGTAATAATTCCTATAATAATGATTGTAATTGTAATTAAAAAATTATCAAATGGCAAGTAATGAACACGCATATTTAAG